TCGCCCGTTTTCTGACGTCTAGTATAATCGTTAACTAGCCGAATTGTTTCGGCCCATTGGTTTCTCCCATTGGCTCGCTTCTGCTTAACGCCCACGCGGTGATTCATTTGGCCTGCGGATGACATGGTTAAAGTGTTTCGTGCCACGCGAGAGCGCGGCGGATTAGGTCAACTGTTTCGAGTGAAAGAATGTTGCTGGGTTGGCGGGGGATGATGCGCCATCCATGCGCGGCTGCTTCGGCGAATTTCTCGTGATCTTTGATGCGACCGGAACCGCGAGAGTGACCGCCCGAAACCCATAGGCCTCCTTCGATTTCTAAGGCCAGCTTTTGCTCGGGCCAAGCGAAGTCGAAACGCCATTTGCGCGTAGGGTGAAAAACGTGCTCGGCGACGGGGGCAGGTAAATCGTAGCAGGCGCAGTAAGCTGGAAAAGTGGCGTAACGGTTAGGCTTCGTTTCCTTCGCCTTTACGGGCGTCTTAGGCAGCCCGCGTGTCTTCGTGTGCATCAGCGCGTTTGCTTGCGCCTGCGTGAACCGGCGGCTCATTTGCGGGCCTTGTTTTGAAAGTGAGTCACGGTCATTTCACAGCCGTCTGGATTCCTTGACGCCAAGGCTGTCAGAATCGCGGTTAAAGCGCGGGTATTGGTCACATCCGTTTTAACCGAAATCACGAAGCGGTGATACTTCGGCTTAACGCGCTTTGGCTTCTTATTCGCCTTCGGTGCGGCGGTGTTGAGTTTCACGATGGAGGAATTGGCGGGTGCGGAATAGTGCAATCCCAAGCAATTTCCTTTCAGTGAATTATTGCACCAATTAGCGTCATTAAATCCAAAACACGCAGCCCCCTTGAAATGGTTATCGGGTGGCAGTTTAAAACTTTTTCCTTTCCCCAAGTAAACATAGCCCTTTGGCAATGGTGGCAAGTGCGCTGGCTTTTTTGGCAGGCTCATTTGGATTCCTTTGTGTTCTTTGCGGCATCAATAGTTGCCAAATACTGTTCGCGTAATTCGGCGGGTGAAAAATCGGAGCCTTTGGAGCTAATCTCCAAGCAAGCGTTATCTAAAGCTGAACTCAGCCGCTCAAGCTCGCTCGTCATGCCTTCGGGCGTCAGGGCGATGGCCGCACGGCAGCGCTCCAGTAAATCAACGTGGCGAGGGACGCCAAGCCACACGGCACGGTCATCCACAAATTCTTGGATGATGGACTTACATACCGCCACCAGCGCCTCAGCCGCTTCGGCGCGCGACTTTAACGCCTCAAAATGGCCCGCGTAACCTTCTGCGGCTGATTTTTCCAGCTCTGCAATCCTCGTATCCTTCGCCGCGTCGTGGTCGGCGATGAGTTGCGCACACGCATTTACATCGTGTGATAGTGAAAATCCCTGAAGCGCAAATGATAGCTTTTCGGCCAAATCAAGCTGCTCCTCTGTTGGTTGTATTTTATCGTTCATTTTCTTTTGATGTTAATTTTGAACAGCTTCACGCAGGAAAACAAGACGGCGCACGAGATAAGCACGGCTGCGATTGAGCCGAGCGTTAGCTGTAGGCCGAGCTTGAAGGCTAACGGCATTACTTGGAGCCTTTCCGTTTGCGGTGAAAATGGTATTTGTCGCGCAGCTCGATCTCGCACGAGGTCCACCCGTCGTTATTAGCGTCAGCCTTGGCCTCCGCGATCTTGCTTTTAAGCCGCGATTGGCCGATGAAAAAGCCGACAAGGAAAACGGCACCGATTGCGATTGTTGGGAGTAGTTCGTTCATAGTTTTATTTCGATTTCTTGAGTTCCGAGAGTTTGCGATTCTTAGAGCCTTTCTTGCGTCCGCCTAGTTTGGCGTTGGCGCGGCAGGCGGCGAGTTTAGCGGGCGACTTAGACCGTCCGCCGATCTTGCCGCCGCGTGAGCTGAATTCTTCGTGGGTCATTGGTTGTTCTTGATGATTATTTTAGCTGGTTCCTTAAGCCCGCAGACGTGGGCAATTGAACCGTCTTTTACTTCATACTGTGCGACGAGCTGAGAAATAGCTGATGCAGGCATTTCATCGCTCGCGCCGGTGACGTATGCATTTCCGCAAAATACCTGCCAGACTCCGCGCATTTGGCGATAGCGCACGGTGATTTTACCGGCAGGCAACTGAAGCTTCTTTGATTCGTAACCGGTCACGGTGCCATTTCCAAATTTGCCTTCGATGATTTCCATGCGCTTACTCAATCGAAACCGCTTTCGGAAGTCAACAGCCTATTTTCAACTATTTCGCGGGGCTACTAAAACGGAATTTCAGACGAGTCATCAGCAGGCGGAACAACCGGCTTTTGGCTGCGTGCGGGCGGTGGCGTGTTTGCCTTTGCCGGTGCAGATGAGCCGTAAGCCTTGTTCTTTCCGTTGCCGAGAATCGGGCCGCGTTCAACACCCGCGTCTCGCAGCTCTTTCGGCAGGTCTTGTGAGATTCGCCAGTCGTTGCCGTATTGGTCGTTCGTGGTTTCAAACTGCGCGAGGTCAAGATACAGCGCACCGTTCTTGCCCTCGAAAAGCTTGGAGTCGGTTAATTTGAGCCATATGTCGGCGTCTTTTTTTACGACTTTCGCGCCGTGGATTTTCGCTAGGTCTATATTACTTTTAATTAGGTTGGGCATGGATTAGGATTTGAAATGTTCGGGGTGTTCGCGGCGCATCTCGGCGTCGTATGCGGCCTGCTTGATCTGGTTCTCGGCGTCTCGCATCCCTTTGATCTTGGCGCACGCGGAATCAAACTTAGCGTTGAATGCGGCCGTCGCAGTTTTAATGGCATCCTGATACACGTCTATCGGCGTGCATCGAATAACGACGGGCGGGAACTGGTTTGAGTAGCTCACGAAGTCCCACCATTTCCGCTTGCTGACGTAGAGGCATGTTTGCACCTGCACGATGTTATCTTTTGGAACGGAATTTTTAAGCAAAACCTCAAGCGCGTGCGCTGGTTGAAAGGATTTAATCTCAACGCCTCCTTCTTCGCCCACGAGTCCGTCAGGGCTGGCACCTAGCTTCCCGTCATCGGTGAGCATCAAGCCGACTTGCTGCACTTCTACATCGTAGGTGAAGGCATACCAAGGGCGGGCGACTGACTCCAATAGTGTTCCTTGGTCCATAGCCCAGCTCGAAGCCTCCGGCGCATATCCAAGGATGCGTTCGCACACCTTGCGGTAAAGGTATGACTCCGGCCCTTGCCCGGTGCGCACCTTTCCTTCAGGCGAAACGAGCGTATCCATTTCGGACGCCGTGACGACCCCAAGGCGAGCGGCAAGCCATTCCTTGCTGCCCTGCTCTACGTTTAGAATCTTCATCAGGCTTTTCGTTTAGCAGCCAGTGAGCGCACGAGAACGTCGTATGAGCCAGTCCGTATCTCCTCGAACTTGGAAACGCCCGCAATGGCAAGGAAACGGGCTTCGTTGCTGCCTGTCTCGCGGACCTGCTCGCGGAGATACTGAACCTTGTCCTCCGATATGAAATCGCCCTCGATTGAGGCGTCGCGCTCATCGTCTTGGAATACGTCTTGGCGAATGACGATATTGAGGCAGTTCAGTAGCGCGTTGCGCTTGGCTGTAGTCGCAGCCTTGCAGTCAGCCTGCGTCTCTGAATCCGCTTTACCGGATGCGCGGACGGCGAACGTGTTTGATTGCGAATGGCCGGAAGCGTGGCGAAGATGGCACGTTTGCAGGATTCGCGTTTCCTTGAAGTCCATCGCAAACGATACGCTGAAACCGTGCTTTGAAAGCAACGGACTAACGACGCGCATAACGTCCTCGAACTTCTCGTATTTCCCGCGATTGGGAATGATAGAGCTTGCGACGATCACGGGTAACTCGGCTTGCAATGCGACAAACGCGGCATTGAAATCCTTCTCCGCGTTCTTCGTCTCCATGCGTTCGTAAAGGTCCATCATGCGCTCAAGGACGGCCATGTTGTCAGCCGTGACGCCCTTTTGCGTGATGGCCTCGATCATGGGGCCGATGGGGTTTTTAGTGCTCAGCGCAAGCGGTTGATCGCTGTTAATGACAGCCAGTTCTTTTGTTTCGCTCATGGTGGGTTATTTTGAAGGCTTATAGCTGTCCCATTCCGAGGATAGAGATTCCGCACGATTTCCGGCAAGCCACATGGCCGCGTCGATCTTAGCTTGGTCTTCATTAGAAGGTTCGCCATCGCCAGAGATTTCGTAAGCCATGTCTTCGGTCAAGCGGTCACTCAGAGCCGACACGGCTGCGTCGATTGCTTCGTGATTGTCGTCTCCGAACGCCGTAAAGCGCGGGGCGTATTTTTTGCACTCATCGAGTGCTATGATTTCGGCTTCAATAGCTGCTGAATTTGGTCTTTTCATGGTTTTTACTCCTTCGTTTCCCGAGGGATTTCGTTGTCAGTTTTGAGAACGAGAACGGGCGTTTTCGTCTTCACCCAGACGCCCTGCTCTTTCAGATGCTTAGACGGCACGTTTTCGAGAGCGTCGCCCACGGTGCGAGCTGGCATGAGTCGGCCCTTGCGAGTTGTGTTGAACTCGTAAACCGCGTTGTTGATGCGCTCGTTTGTCGTCATAACGCTTTCGTTTTCTGGAATCTGCAACACCCATCCGGCGAAGTCGAAACCTTCGGGCAATCGGCCATCGGGGTCGCTCACGAGGATAACGAACTGTTTTTTCACAGCGGGCGGCTTCTCTTCGTCAACCTCGGGTTGAACGGTCATGTTCATCTCTTCCACGATCTGGCGAAGCTGTTCAGGGCTGACATCGGCTCGCTTGATGATTTCAGCGGCTTTGTTAATTTCGATCTTAGTGCTCATTTTGTTTTGTTGGTTTGGCTAACGGAGAATTTGTCAGGGTTCGCGCCGATAGCGAGGATGCGTGCGCGGAGTGCTTGTTTGGCGGCTGGCAGGCGTGCTCGTTGGTAGCGAAGTGCAAGAGTCCATGCGACGCCGTCTATGGTCTTAAAGTGGGCGGGTTGGCTGCTCATAAAGTGGCGTAATGGAATCAATTTTTAGACGCGTTAATGGCCAATCTCCAACGCCAGAACCAGCGAAGTAATGCTTGTGGTATTTGGTCCCGCTTTGGCTCACCCAAAAGTTTTTTGTTTGGCGGAGCATTACGTTTTTAGAATAGCCATCAGGAGTTCTTGCGTCACTGCCGACGATGATTCCTTTGTGTGTAAATTTCATAGGTTAAATTACCTCGTCATCATCCAAGCGGCGACGAACGACGCCAAGAATATCGCGATGCCTGCCGCCGCTGCGTAGTAGTAGAATGGGTCTTTCATGTTAGTGTAGGTTTTCGCTGAATAGCGTTTCTTTTGTTCCTTGATTAGCCGGAAGCTTAATCAAGCCGCCGTTTCCGGCGGGGTCATAAAGGTGAATCTGTCCGTGCTTGTCGGCTCGAATCCACGCATCTTCACGGGAAAGGAAGATGCCTTTTGCATCAATAAACCCCTGCTCCTTTACACGAAGATGATAGCCATCGCCGTAGATGCGCTTAAGAACTGCCCGCATGTCGGGCGAGAAGTGACGAACACCACAGATGACCAATCCATCCTCCATTAGCATAGCAGCCGTTACGACGCGGAAATCAGATTCATTTCTCATGTTAGCAGTCCTCGCGGGTTAGCTCTTTCGCGATGTTCCAGACTTGGATGACGGTCAGGCTATCAATGACGAAGCGGCGTTTACCAAATTCGTGGACCAAGAAAAACGAGCCGTCGCGGATAAGCTGGCAGTCGAACGAACGTTCAAGGCCAAGAGAAACATGGTCGATCTGCGCCTCGGTCAGCTCGTGCAGTTTCGCGGAGTCTTTGACCTCTTCTGCGTCGGCCTCTTTGTCGATCACCTGACTGGCCTTGAACGTCGCCATGTGAAAGTCCGCAATCGCCTTCACGGGGTCTGTCTGACTCGCCAAGTGCAGCGCGATGGCGTCCGAGCAGTCTTCGGCGGGTTCACTGCACAATGGGTCACCAAGATCGTCAAACGACCGGCTAGCGTAGATGTCTCGTTCGTTGTTTTTCATTTCGGTTTCCAAGATGGGCAAGCACGTCGCGTTTTCAAGAAAAATCTATTTCTCAAAATAATTGCGCGCCCGTTTTCGGTGGTAAATATCCACAATAAAAATACACGGCGCAAAAATAGGGGTTGACGGCGACTACGTTAAAATCCATCTCTTGCGATGTTCCTTGAGAGACTGAGATTAGCGGTGATGTAGTGGTAGCAGACGGAAGTCCGAGACGCGAAAGCGGGGTAGGCAACACATGCCGTTGCGCGGGTTCGATTCCCGCCCGCTAATCACAGTTTCCCAAGGGTTGTTTGAAAGTCTAAGTTGAGCGGGCTAAGTCAAATCGAATGACGCGGCCATTGATGTTGCGTCTGCCCGCTCAACTCAGCCTTTGAACCAGCTAAATTAAAATTATGAAACCAATCGCAACAGTTAAACACGGCGTATCCGTAGCTATCGCCGATTCATTCACCCGTGACCATGTGCAGAAATGCGTCCACGCCTTCTCAACCGGCGCAAACGTCAACGGCGTTCAAGTGTTCTTCGTAGCCCCATCCCGCGACTCCCTTAACGAAATTTGCAAACTGCTTTACGCCGCCGGGATAATCCCAGCCTATTCCGTCGCAAACTTCCAAAGCATCAAAATCACGAAAGGCGACAAGTGAGCAAGTCCGCCAAACCCACCGGCCTATCGCCCGCAGAACGCGAACTAGCCGCTCACATCGCACGCATCCAAGGCAACATTCGCGGCGGTCGCAACCGCTGGAAGGGCACCACCAAGGCCGAAAGATCAGCTAAACTTCGGGCGGTTAGGCTGGCGGGGAACGGTCCGGTCAGACGCGAGCCGTCGCCAACTGAAATCTCAACCAACAAATAAAATGTCAGACCAAAATAAAACTCAAGAAGCCGGACAGCTAGGCTCGTTGTCTGTAGTGGGTGGTTCGGCTGTATGGGACACTACCGCACCCGGATTCACCTTCTGGAAAACCAGAATCGCAGCCGCACTCCGGCTATGGCGGTCCGGATTTGAAATCGTGGCACTGGATCACATGCAGGCCTGCCAAAAAGCTCAGCCTGAACTATACGCCGACATGGTGGCAGTCGCCGAATGTGACCTAGACGAATGGCCAAAAACCTCTTTGCCGAACAATTCGGTCAGCAATTTCGAGGGCAAAAGAGCCCCAATCAAAAACATCATGAGCGATAAACAAAATGAGGACGGCCCCTCGAAATTGGCTGTGGTGACGGGTTCGGCACGCTCACCAAACACCGCTAAAATGCGACGGCTGGCGGCGCAAATAATCCGCGACGCTAAGAAGACCCAGCGGACGATCCGCGACCTGCGAAAACTCGGTGCCAGCGAACACGAAATCGCCGCCGCACTCGGGGAAGATAACCGTCCTGATCTATCTTTGCCGAACGACCAAGGTCAGACAGTCGCCGAGAGCGATTCACGAAAGGATAGAAAAATGAACGAACACCAAACACCCATCGTCGCCACGGAAGATAGGCGACTTGTCTGTAACGACTTGTTGGCCGGCCTTCGTAAGCGCAGAAAACAGTGGAGGACGGAAGCCACTCGACTGCGCAAATGGGCGAATGGCGAAACATCACCAAGCCACAGGGACCGCTGCATATACGAAATGAACATATATGAGGCGTGCGCAAATCAGATAGATAGGGATATAAGCTTTTTCTTGGCTAACAATGCGGATAACCACTCCGACCCAAAAGCACCGTAACCTAAATGACAAATCTTTATAGACACTTCGATAAAGACGGAGTGCTTTTATATGTCGGCATTTCTATCTGTGTCGTAAGTCGGCTTTATACGCACTCTCACAACTCGCGTTGGTTCAATGAAATTACACGAATAGACATTGATAAACATGAAACACGTGAAGACGCGGAGAAGGCCGAAGAGGAGGCAATAAAAAAGGAACGGCCAAAATATAACGTAATGCACGCTCGTAAAACGGGAATAACCCCCCGTTCAAGGTTGCAATACATTGAAGAAAATAGAGATTCCGCTCTTCACGAGGGGGTCACTTACTCAATCCAGCATCCAGATGGACTTCCTTGGGTCATTACACGATCAAAGGGAGGACGAATTAACCAAGTTGATCTTCATGTTGGGCCTCAACTCATCACAACCGGATCGCTTCGCTCTCTGCAGCGCGGCATGAAGCGCACCAAGCTTGTAAAATAAACGCTTGCCAATGAACTGCGGCTGTGCTTGCGAATAGGTGCGCGAGACGAAACCGTTTCTTAGATTGCCCGATACTTCTCCCAATCAAGGCTTGATCTAGGGCTTCTCGTTTAGATCATTCGCGATTCTGAAACAGCGAACGCCAGACGCCGCGAAGCGAGAAGACGATGGCGGCGATATGGCGGCGGACGCAGCGGGCATGGAGCATGATGCCGACGCGGTTCATGGGGAATGAAGCGAAAGAGCGACGGTTATAAGCCCACCGATTCCGACGATGAATCCGCCGACCGCGACGAGCGTTTTCCAGCTTCCATCCCCTTGGTCCTTGAGCGTTTCAAGCGGTTCGATTCGTGCCTCTAAAGCGGTCATGCGCGGCTCCCAACTTGGCCGAAACTTAAGCTCTGTCTCAATGCGGACGATAGCGAGCGCCGCCGCAGTGGTCGCTGTGGTGTTCGTAGCGAGCGAGTTTTTGATTTCTTGCAGGGCCTGCCAGTAGCGTTCGTCGGTCGGCACGTTGGGGCTTTCGCTTTGGGGTTAGACTGCGGGAGGCATGGGAGCCTGAGTGTCGGAGGTGGTGACCTGCCACTCAGGTCCGGCGAAGCCAACTTCTCCGATGGCCTTTTGCGCGGCGATGAGCGTGGCCTGTTGCTCGGGCGTGACCTGCCCGGTGGAGATAGCACCCTGCACGAGCGGGGCGAGCTTTGCGGCGGCTTCGATGATTGCGACGGCTGCGGCGAGAGTGATCGGGTCCATGTTATTTGGCGGTCAAGGTTTGGGCGGTGAAGAGGAAGCTGGTCGCTTTGGCTACGCCAGCCTTGAGCTGGTCGAGCGCAGCATTGAAGCGGGCGAGGTTCTCCGGTGTGTTGACCGTGACGTAGAGCGTGCGGGCTTGGTCGTAGCGGGCGAACCACAGTGGGGCTTGGGCGCGAATGTCGTCAGCCGCCGCCTTGATCTCAGGGTGTCCCGCCAAGGCTGCGCGGTTCTCATACTCGAAGCTGACAAACGAGTGGATTACGTTGTAGGCCGTCACGTCTGTTTGGTCTGCGACGTAGAGCACCTTGTCGCCCGCGTAGGGGCCACTCTTGTCGAGCGTGCCGCAGCCGGTGAGGCCCATGCTGGCAAAGGCCAGCACAGCGCCAAGGATGAGGACGGATGCGAGGCCGGAACCGGTGCCCGTGGGCGGCTTGGGCGCATCAGGCGGGGGAGTATCCTTATGGACGAAGTGCGACCAGATCAGCGGGATGATGACGAGGCCGAGGCCGATGAGCGAATCAACGCTGGAGGTGAGACCGGCATCATCAACGAAGCCTTTCTTGACGAGGACCGCGCCAGCAGAGAGGAGCAGTGCGCGAACGAGGGATGCGATTTGTGCGGAGTTCATGGGAGCGTTTTAGTTGCCGGAGCTTTAAAGCCCACGGGAGCAAGGGTTACTTACTGATTTTCGTCGCGCCCGCGTAGTCGGGGAGCGTCAAAAGGTAGGCGGTGGCGGCAGCAAGCGGAGTCCCGCCCGACTGAGTAATCGCGGAGGGCGACAACGCGGATGCAGTTTGAGCAGCCGTCAGACGCAGGAACGAATAATCGGCAGGCCGTTTGTGCGTGGTGAAGGCGTCGGCGTCCTTGAAGAAAGCAACCGAGATAGTGGCCGTCGCCGTGCCGGTGATCGGATTGTAGTCGAAGCGGGGCGACTGCACGAGCGCGAGGGTGGCGGTGTAGCCATCCGGAGTAGCGTGTGAAACACTGAGCTTCTGCACAGCGGGCGGAGCGTAGGCGGTCGGAGCGGTCTGCCCGTAGGAGAGGCCGCAGATAACGGAGAATAGGGCGATGACGCCGAACAGGAACGATTTCGTTTTCATGGTTGTGGTTTTGTTTTGCGCCGATGCGCCGGAAATTGGTTAAGGAGTGGATGTGAAGGTGAGGACGCCTGCCGTGACGTGCGGGTAATAGTCAATTCCATCCACGTTGAAAATTGAAGCCCCAGTTACAGTGTAATGTATCCCGTTGAGTCCCCCGCTACCCGCGTTGATCGCATTTGCGGAAACGTCACCTGACGTGCTGAGGGTTGCGCCATTAAGATCGAAAGTCCCCGCGATCGGGTTGGTGAGGGTGTCGCCGCTAACGCCGGAGAGATAGCTAGCCGTGGTTGCGGTGGATGCGTTTCCGGTGAGCGGGCCGGTGAAGCTAGCAGCCGTTGCATTTCCGTTTTCATCTACTATGAACGTAGAAGTATCATTCTGAAAAAAGGTTGCTGCAATTAATCCTCCGTTCGACCGCCACGCGGTAGTTGGGCCTGATCCAGAAGCATCCATTGAAGCGGAATCATCGGAAGAACTCAGGGAAATCGCAGGCGCATTAACCTTGATGAATGTCGGACTGTTCCCCGTGCTTAAACGCTGATTTTCGAGCGGCTGGTAAAGCGCATCGGCGGCAGTCTGATCCAACGCGCCAACGTCAGCCGCTGTCAGCACCACGTCACCCGTTTGGGTGTTCACGCTGGTTACGGGGAATCCGGTCGATCCAGATAAGTCAGCAACAACCGCGATTGCTTTTAGTGTGCCAGAAGTAGTGTCAAAACCGTATGTTACTTCCTCGCCTGAACCAATGTCGAATGAATGAGTTCCGCCCGTTCCCAATTGAACAGCAAACTCCACTTCAAGGGCTTTTGACAAAATAAGGCCAAATCCATCAGTCGATATATTGCCATTATCTAGGGACGTTGAACCCTGAACGACTAAATCGCCCGTTGACGTTACGGTTCCGGTGAAAGTCGGACTTGCCAATGGTGCTTTTGCATCCAAAGCAGAGGCAAGGCCATTGACCTTAATTTGAGCAATTTGTCCGTCCGCAAGCGTGAGCGTTCCGGCTGAAACATTCAGCGTTCCTCCGGTTGATACCGTAATTGTCTTGGTGCCAGTGCTAAAACTATTTGTGAGCGCACCGCCCGCGCTATCAGTTTGAACATTAGCGGGAACAGCGAAAGCAAGCGAGGCTAGCGCGATGAATCCGGAGAGAGAGTAGATGATTCGTTTCATATTAAAATTAGATTGTGGGATATATCACAGAAATCCGTTGCCATGCCGTTCCATCAAACCAAAGGTTAAGAAGCATATTATCATTTCCTGTCCCATCAGTAGCAAATGCCCCTTGAATGAGCGAGGTTCCGCCAGACGTGGCGTTTGTCACGTTGATGTTAATGCTGGCAGTGCTTCCCGTATTGATTCGGATTTGAAGCGTGTCGTTCAAAAGACGGCCCGTAATGTCAACGATGATAACCCGCGATGAGGATACGCCAGTGATCGTTACTACGGAATAAAGCTCATTCGCATTCCCGTTGAAGGTGAGCGTAGAATTTCCCGTGCTGTTTCCTATAGCGATGGTCTGTTTAGCCGACAAATCGAGCGGCACCATAGCGGAATCTACGACGTAAACACGCCCATTGTCATTTGCACCATAGGCGACGTGGCTTGCAACCGGAACGGCTGCGGAAGCGATATATTTTAAACACTGAAATAGTCCGGGCATGTTATGATGTTTTTAAGATGATATTGTGATTCCTGATTCGTAAACAAAAATTGGTCCGCTTCCATAAATAACGCGATTGATTCCGGTTTTGAAAAGACCGCTAATTGTAATTATGAAGCGGTTAAACGGTTGCCCTTGTAGATCAAGGGCGAGTGTCTGCGCATCCGTGACAATAAAGGCCGCGTTTTGAACCAGTGACGCGAGCCAATTGGCGGTTGTTATAACCGGAGTTATGTCGTCCGTGGCAACGTCAACCGTAATAAGCGCGGGAAATGTGTCGGGCAAGGGGTAGCCTAGGTAATTTTGCGGTGGGACGTAAGGGAAAATCTGAAGCGTGAGTTTCGATAGATTGCTAAGATCAACAGGGAAGCCTTGCGGATCGAATATGGCGGCATTGAAGACAGTCGTGCTGCCTTTCCATATTGCAGGCCAATCGCCCGTATTAAGGTCTACGGGCGCAATTGGTGGCGTGCTGCGCGTCGTAACCTGAAGCTGAACGGGAATGGATGAAGCGGTTGGCATTATGGGGCAAAAATAGACACATTCCCATAATAACAATCAATCACGGTTCCGTTCACGTTGTTGTTTCTGATCGTCAATTGCGAAGTTGTTTTTGTGGCATACGTCTCACTAAGAACAGACGTTATGCTTCCGGTCAAAACCGCAGACGATGCGTTGACGCAATAATTAACACCGGAAAGGGGATTGGTGAAGGCGATAGTGTAATGACCTGTTGATGTCTTGGTTACTGAAGAGACGTTGAATTGACTGTTAATAACCTGAGCACCAACCGAACCATTCCCGGAAAAATTGACCCATGCAGAAACGAGTTGAGCAGTTGGCTTTCCGGTCAGATCGGCATACGCTCCGCTTGTGGCAACGGGAGCGAGAAGAACCAGCCAATTAACCGTATCCGTGACCGCGTTTCCTTGGTTATTATCCGTCTTGCTGCGATAGATTATTCCCGTGGATGAAGTGCAAAGGCTTCCGATAAAATAAATCGTTGAAGTATGCCATTCGGGAATGCCTGCCTGAAATATATAGGCAAGCTGTCGAGTTACTACATACTGATAACCGTTGAAATCCTGAAAGGCGGGCGATTGGTTGCCTACAGTCGCAGTTCCCCATCCGTTTGTCCATTGTGACAAAGCCTGAATAGCGTCAGGGTCATTGCTATAAGCGGGTGAACCTGCCGCCAAACTACCAAATACGGCGACGTTTCCGGTCGGCGTAATTCCGCTTGCGAAAACCCTCTGTGAACTACGGATTAGCTTGGACATTTTATACGGTGGTAACGGTTATTCCTACACCCATCGGACGCGGGAGATATGCCTCCAGAATGCCAATGGGAAGAGGAACCGAAGTTGTCGCAGAGTAAGAGAGCGTCATGTCCTTGTTGTCAACGACGGTGATTTGATTCGGGAAAAACTGATTAAGGTAATCTTGGATGCTAGCAAGACTTCCGTTGCTATGGTTAAGCACGATCTGAAGGCGAAGCAGAAACCTATATTGACCGTCCGAAAGAGAGGATGTGTTGCTCTGGGAGTTCAAATAGCTGAAAAATTCAGCGTAAGCAAAAGCAGACAGAGATTGAATGAAATCGGCGTTAATCACCAAATCTCCGTCAACCCTTGAAGAATAAACGAGGGTATCGACTGATATTGTAACGGTAGTTGCCGCTGGAACATTGATGACGGGGGCACCAGTCGAACCGCCGTTCAGATAGTCATAAAATCCGTTTGGATTCTGATCGTCAGGGTCAACAACTGTGTAATCCCAGAATCCGAAGTATTGAGTCGTCAGTGGGACGTTTACAATGCGGGAAACGCCGATATATTTTCCGATTATGTCGAGCTGTGCTCCAACGGCTGTATCTAGGTTGAAAGCCTGATCTAGCTGGGGCAGGAAGTTCTCGCCGTTAGCCTGTGCGACGTAGTTTCGGATGTTCGCAGACGCACGCGGAAGGTCGGCGTATTGCCGAGCCATCAAAGACTGATAGTAGTCTAGGATTTCCGTGAGCGTGGGAGCGGCCATATTTTAACCAACCGAGCCGTTTATCTTGATCGTGGCGGCTGAAATAATGAACTGCTTATCTACGGTAGAAGGCGCAAGGGTCGCCGTGTAAACCATATCGTCGGGCGATACACCTTCGTTTGTTACGCTTCCGTTTGGCATGATCGAATGGATAAGCGAAACGATGCTGGTTGTGTCGGCGGTCTGGTTTATTCCGTATGAGAGTTGCGCGAGTAGCTGATTGCGCAGATAAGTCTCGTCTATGCTTCCGGTGATCGCGGCGATGTCGAAGGAGATATAAAGCATTTCGTCAACGGGACGGGAAAACTTCACGTCAAAGGTTGTTCCGTCCACTTGGAGAATCGAAACCGTGACGCTGCCATACATGCCGCATCCGGCGTTTCTAACGCGATAAATAACGTCGGCGATTGCATCGTTTGCGCCGCCTAGAACGATGACCCAAATCGAATGAGAAGGGATGCCGTTTGCGTCCGTGGTTGCCGTAGTGTTTTCGAGAACGAGAGCCTGCAAAACACCTTCTGTATTCAGCAGATTTCCAACTAAACTTTGGTAGAATCCTTGCGCGGCAATGGCGGTAGAGTTCTGGCGACGGATGCGCAGAGAGTAATCGGTTTCCTCGATTAGGCCGATTGACGTAGGCCCGCTGGGGTTATTGCACGCCGTGACGCCAGCCTGAACCGTGGAAATGGTCGTAATGCTATTGGGCGATGATTCCACGTTGCCGATAACGAGAGCCTGAAAAAGAATGGTTGTAGTTCCTGCGCCGCCGATAACCTGAGTCGTTAGCGGCGCGTAACGGTTGCCAGCACCATCTTGAACGACGAAAGGCGCAGCGGGCGCGGCGTCCAGTCCAACCAGCGTCACGCTCGTATTCGTGGTAATGGCGACTTGCTGAAGCGTATAGCTGCCCGCGTTACGAATAACGCCGTTTATCGCGCATCGCTGGTCAAGCTGAACGCCTACGGCCTGATCTGGGTCAAAGCTGTTGTATACCTGCTGAATCGCCTCCAAAACATCGAGCTTTGCCTGCGCTACAATGTTCACCATTTGGCCGTCTGGTGAGTTAGGTTCTACGTTTATGGTAACGCCGTAGATTTGGAACATGCCGCTGTAAGTGGGGGTTCCCAATAAAATCGAATCTATGATTTCGGCGATAGTCTGAATCTGCATCCCGCTGGCTGAAATGACGTTTGGCATGTATTTAAGCGGGTGTGATTGAGCCGGTTATATTCTGCGTGAAAATAGTATTAACGCTATATTGAACCGACAATGCGCGGGTTCCGCTAGCGAATGAGACAGAGACGTTGTTTATTTGAGTCACGCCGTCAACGCTAAGTATAACCTGCCGACATTGCAGAATGATGCCAGCTTGCGCGGACGGATTTTTTCCGCCTATGAGATTCCACCAATCAACGCCAAATTGCGTATTCCAAAAGACCTCGCCCATGAAGATTTGAAGCGCGGTGCGAATGTCGGCGGCGATTGCGTCGTTATTTTTTAGGTAGGACGATTTACCACGACCCCAAAGCCAGTCTCCGTCCGTATCAATTCCACGAAAAGTTTGCGGTGCGCTCATGCTAGGAGACTCGTAACGGCTGCGTTATAGGCGGCAATGCTAGAAGATGCGTCGCCGCCAGTTTTAACTGAGTTTAGATCGGTCAACGCGGCGGTTGCCAGTTGCAATACTGCTTTCAACGAAGTCACTTCATTGGTGAGGTTTAAAAGCGTCGGTGAGTGAATATGGACGTTTGCGCCGTCGTATCCCGCTATGACATTTGCGAGCGAGCGAAAACCGACAATCGCAAGCCCGTCCGATAGATCATGCATACGCTGCGACGCTGGCACGGTCACTGCGCCGGTTGCGAACCATGAGTCAATGTTTCGGTCGTTGAACAGCACTAGGCAGGTATCACCCGCCGCAATGGGGCAGGAAACGTATCCGCCACCGCCCGAGTATATCATTACCGGAACTTGCACTAGCACTGGATAATCAATGACATTGGGCGCGGTCGGCGTTTTCTGGTTGCTGAGTTGGTCAACGGCAATCTGTTGATTGTAAACGAGCCGCTGAATGTTTAGGCTTACGGAAGCCGTTTGATTGGCCGTGTTAAAGCTAACGACGGCCCCGAGCTGATGACAGTTAAAAGACGCGAAAATATCCTGCTTCTGAAGCGCAAGAAGCGCGGAAAGGTCCGGCTCAACAATGGGAGGTAGTCCGTTCATTTCTTAGGCGTGCAGTTAGGCCCGACGCATGGCGTGTTATTAGCCATCCACTTAAATAAATCCCAAAGGTATGCAGAAAATCGTTTAATGTTTCTCATGTTAGCGCAGTCCCTTCTATCAGCTGAATCGCCTCTGTGCCAAGCCAAAGCTGAACCGTGGACTTCGCCGGACCTGCTACGGCGGGCGAAATCATGCCGCTATGGGTAAAACCCATTACCTTGTAAGTTCCGTTGTAGAGCCGGTTGGTCGTGGAATCTAGCTCAACTATCTGCCCGACCGTCAGGCGCGGCTCAAAAAGCATATCCAATTCGATCATCTGGCCGGAGCGGGCGGGCGATGAAAGCAGACCGCTTGCCGACGTGATTACCGGAATGTCTGAGGCAATCGCCTCATTAGGTTGCAGGATTTTCACCTGCCCGTTGTCAATAATCGCCAAATTGTCGGATTCTTGGCGGATAATGTTCCATGTGTTCCCGAAAAGCACCCGCCCACGCCCGCTAGTGCCGCTAAATGCCCCGACAATAGGCTCACCCGCAGTTTGCGGCAGGCTTTTGGCTAAATTGGCTAGGATTTGATTTAATGGCGTTCCGGCTACAACGGTGGAAGACGTGAAGCCAGCGGCCATTGCTAATCCGCCGTCATAGGCTTCGATGGTCGTAATCATGTCCACGCCTTCGCGCTTGCTATAAGCCTTGCGAATGAACCCGTTGAAAATGAGCGGCGTGAAACCAACGTAACCGGCGCGGAACTGAATGGCGCGGAAACGGTTGGCGGCGTCGTATTGGTCGGCGTAAATGAGCCTGCGGGTTGCCTCGCCGAGGTTGTAAACCTTGAAAGTCGCCGTCTGAGAACTGCCTAGGGAGTTTCGCTGAATCTCAAACTCAACCGAGAACTCGGGCGGAATCACGATGTTGTTATTGCTCGCGCCCGTGAACCCGTTGCTGAATTGCTCGGTTTTAATCTCAACCGAAAGCTGGCAAGCCCTTATAAACTTTTGCGTGTCGAGAGCCATTGGCACGCCTTATGCGGAGCTTGAGCCGGTGTAGATCGTCGCCTCAATGTCGGCTATGTCGGCGGCATCCAATAGGAGCAACGTCACGGTGCCGTCACTAAACGTCGTTTGCGTCGTCGGCTCCACGTTTCCAGCGGTTAGGCAACTAATGCCAAATGGGATGATATTCTGATATTGGCGCAAGATGTTAGGCGATGCGCAAAGGCGGTTGCCGTTCGCCTGAAAGCTGATCGTCGCCGTCGCC